TGCTCGATTCGTAGTTGCAGCGCCGCGCCTGTGCGGCGTCCTGCATTCTTGAAGGCATCACCCTGCACGGAAATCGTCTGCTTGTCCGCCCATTGCCCGAAAGAGCGCGACAAATTCAGCCGCGCTCGATCCGTGATCTTCAGCCCGTCGATGTGCTTTTGCGTAGCATTCTGCATCTCCTGCCACTTTGGGAGCCATTGCGATTCGTCGGCGTTAGCCGGGTCCCTGCGCCACGTATTGAACTCCTGCGTTTTCGCGCGCATGACCTCCTCGGCCTCGATCAGATTCCGCGTGTCGGTCAGTTCGGCGTACTTGGCGTGGAGATTAGCGGCTACCGCGCCAACCTGCCCGATTGCCTCTGCCATCTGCATCCCCTGCGAAGGTCCGGCAGACTGAAGGCGCACGGTCGCCAACGGCTGCGTTGAGACGTTTGGAGCGCGAGCGATGGGAGCGAGAGGGACGAGAGCCATAATCAGAATGAGAAGCGGGCGAACAAAAAAGCGCCCACATTGGGCGAACAAAAAAGCGCCCACATTGGGCGAACTTTTGCGCTCCTACGTGGAAGGCAAAAAAGCGCCCACATATATCTTCCCAGCGCGCGCTTGTTCGTTGTGTGTGGTTTGTTTGTCATGTTGCGGGTCGAGACGAAAAGCACGAATTGCACGAAATGTCTTCCTCGGTCGGTGGGGAGTTTTCGTTGTTTTCGTGCTTTTCGTTCACTGATCATGGGACGGTTCCTGACGTGGTTCTTGGCGTGTTCTGACGTGCGCCATATCCGGCATTTACCGCACTCGCCGCACCAGACAGGATTGTAGCGCCTCGATTCGGCCCGTTCGCGAGCGCCATAGCCGCGCCGTTTGCCCCGCCTGCCAGCGCAGAAGCCCGCTGATGGGCAATGTTTCGCTGATTGACATCGCTCGACCACGCGAGGTTTGAAAGGTCTAGCTGGTTCTGCACCTCGGAATCTGCCAGGATGTCGAGCGGCGTGCCCGTCATCAAGATTCCCTGCCCCGAGATTGCGGCCGTCTGCTGCTGCCGGAAGCGCTTCTGTTCGGCGACTTTCGCCCGGGCTTGCGCGTTCTGCTGCTCTGCCGCCGTCTTTGCCGCCGCGTCAGCGCTTGCCGCCTCGGCGTTGGCGTTCATCTGCGCTTGAGTTGCCGCCCGCTTGGAAGCGGCTTGCTGCGCCGAATAGCTGGCATACGTTGACGCCGCTGCCACAAGAGCAAGAATGATCGGCGTAACAAAATCGTAGGCGAGAATCATGATTTCGAGAGTTCAGACTTGAGGACGTAGCCGAGCATGTTGAAAGGCGTGGGGTCGGAGTGCAGGAAAGTCAAGGTCACGGCATCCACCCAATCAGGTTTCAGATGTTGATCGCGACGGCCAGAAAACACGGCTGTCGTGCCTGCTGGATATTCGAGACTGTAGGCCGTTCCTGTGCTCGTGCTCTTGTATTGGCCGCCAAGGGACTTGTGAAACAAGACCTGCATCCGCTGAGCGTTGAACTTGTGGCCTTGTGCGGTGCCGTCCTGTAGCACGAACTCAAGCGGCATGGGCTGAATCGTGGAAGTGTAGGCGAGTCCGACGAATAGCGAGGTTGCCGCCGCAGAGAGCGTGATTGCCCCGCTGGCAACCGTCTTGCTTTCGATGGTGTCGCCATCCGCCCATACTTTAACCGCCGCGCCTTCCAGATGAGACAGGCCGGAAACCGCCGTTCCGCTCGCCATCGTGATCTTTTTCGCGCAGTCGAGATAGCAAAAGTCGGTTGCCGTGCTGAAATCGAACTCTTGCGCAGTCGGGTAGAACCGTTCCAAGTAGCGTTTCGTTGAGCCGTTGATTGTCCGCTTCACCACCACCCAGACACGATCTGCGTCCCCGTCGCCGCGAACGATGGCAATCGACTCGAAAAGCCCGTTCGTCGTGCGCTCAAACCATGCGGTGATTTGATTCTGCCGATTGTAGGAGAAGCCCAAAAGACGCCCGTCAGCCGTGACAGCCCACAGAATCGGGTCCGGCTCGCTCTGGTAGGCCGTCGCCACAATGCCGCTTTCGGTGATCGACTCAGCCCGCATCGTCATGTCAGGCGCTTCGTACGCGTCGTTCGTGAACACATAGGCAAACTCGAAAACCTTCCGCCCGGTCGGCGATACCCAAAGGAGGGAGTCGCGGGTTTGAATCGGCTGGATATTCGAGCTTCCCGCCCGATTCCTGCGGATGGCTTGCACGTTCGAGGGCTTCAACACTTCCGAGCCGTCGCCGCCGCCCTGAATCGTCCATTCCTCGCCGCCCGTGCCGACGACGAGACCTTGCCGGAAGCTGGCAATCCATTTGACGAGGTTGCTCTCATTCGAGTTGAGCACGATGTCGAACCCATCGCTGTCGCCCTCGCCAGTCGCGAAGTTGAAAAAGTCGTCCACGACGGAACCGCGCACGCGATTTGGCTCGCGCGACGTGCCTCCGAACCAGAGCCGTAGATTGTGCTGTCCAACCGCGCCAGGGTATCCGTTGTAATCACTGAAAGCATGGGTGTAAAACAAAGTTGCCGCAACGCCGAGCACCTCTTTTGGCATTACGGACTTGAACGGCAGGGCTGATCTGACCTTCAGCACCGTTGAACTTGTAATCTCCAGGATAGTGACGGGCAACTTCACCAGTGAATCAACGGGTTCCAGTTTGATGAATGGGTACCCCGAGCCGTATTGCGTAACGTATCCGGCCAAACGGTAATAAGCGCCTTCTAGCGGTGCCGAGTCCTCAAACACAATGGTTCCCGACTCTTTCGTGAAACTCCATTCTTTGAGAACTTCCCAGTTCACACCGTCAAGACTTTGCTGCAATGTGACCGACACAACGGGCGCAGCCCCCGAACTCCAAGCCGATGTGACGATGTATCCACCCTGAATAAAGATTTCCCGCGTTGGCCCGAATGCTCCAGCATCCAAGTTGAGAGTTTGCGATATGGCACGCGTTGCGCTCGACGCCCCCTGATAGAGAGCGGGTTCGATGATGAAGCCATCCCCAACGCTGAGCGCCGTGAAAATGTCTGAATCGCTTGCCGTGATCTTGTATTCAATCTCCTGGCCGGTAGCCACGCGCCATTTATTCGCCGCAAGATCGGTTGCGAACGTGCCCGACGTGTGAGCTACGAGGCAGTAATAAGCGACGCTCGTTTGCGTGCGGATGTCGCCGACTGCGTAGCCTGTTGTTGTTGCCCACGCCAGATGATCAAACGCCAGCGTCACGGTGTAACCGCTCTCTTGTGAAAGCTCGTGCTCCTTGAGAGGTGGAAAGGTGTATTTCGCCACACCAACAAGAAACGAGTAGGTTAGAGCCGTTGTCGTCGCCGTGCTCCATGCAGCATTGCGGATGAAGTTCGAGGAGAGCGAATCGACCGGAACGGACTCGATAAGCAGCGGCGGATGATTCGGATGGACGAGGATCAGCAGGCGGTTGATCTGCTGAAATTGGATGTCGTTTAGCTCGTCCTCGTCGTAATCGTTCGGCCACTCGATAATGGATCCCGTCAGCGCGTGCCAGTAGCCAGCCGCGAGCGCCGTCGCGAAGCTCGAATCAGTCGCCGCGTCATTGCCGACGCGCAGGTAATTCGTCCCGCTGTCTGAGGCGATGTCGCCGAGATAGTAGGTCGTCGCCGTCGAGTGCGCTACCACCGAGTAATCGCTTTTGATCTGGAGGTAAGCCGGTTCATCCTCACGCCAGAATCGAATGTAACCCTCGCCGACTTCGAGCAGGTAGTTTTCAAGGCGGGAAACACGGATGGGAAACAAGCGGCTTTTTTTGGTCGAGTCCTTCGTTTCTCCGAGGTATTGCGTCCCCGGCGCCTTGAATGCCCCGCCGTAGGGACGAATGACAAAGTTCTCAAGCTGGAGACAGCCGGTGCGATACTGCTCGAAATCAACACGCCCCTCAATCAGGGGGGAGTAGAGACCGCCGTTAAAGTTGACGTGAAGCGAGTTCATCGGGTGGAAATCTGGCCGCGTCGCGCTCGGATCATGTCGGAATCGTAGGACGGTTGGAGAACTCGACCCTTCCCGGCGCGCGCATCATTCCTGCGGGCCTGCGGGCCGATGATGCCCTCGAACTGTCGGCGCATCTGTTCACCGCGCTCTGTGCTCTTGATGATTTCGGGAGCGATGTAGGAGGCGAGAAGGAAGGCGTAGGCGTTGATAAAGTCCTGCGTCCAGGTCGTAACGGTCGTGTGCTGGTAAACGTAGGTGAGTTCAAGCTCGATGTCGTCGGACAGGATGTAACCCGCCTCGATGGCGTAGGGCGCGGAATCTTCCTCGTTGCCATCCTCGCCGTTCACGCGCACAACGCGCAGGCAGTCGGAAGGGATGGCATGGCGATACCCCCAGCCGTGCAGAGGCGCGAGAATCCACTCGCCTGCTCCGCTTATGTGCGCTCCTGAGAACACCGAGCCGTCGAGGTCGAAGGTGTCAGGGTCGATTACCGTGATTCGCCAAGTGCCATTTGCAGCCGGAACGCCTCCCACGTCTTGAATGTGGATTCGGTCGCCAGTCGAGAGTCCGTGAGCCGTGGCAGTCACGCGAATTTCGTCACTTGCGCCCGCATCTGCCAGTGCCACGCCTGAAAAGTCGGTCCATGTCAGCGTCAGGAAACCGCGCTTCATGGCGAAGTTCCAGGGGTGTGACGCGAGGCACTCGTCACGAGCAGGGGCAAACCAACGCCGAACTGCTTCCGCTTGAGGAGTCGAATCCGTGTCGATGTCGGTCGCCGTATTGGCTGAGACGAGGGACAGGGCAAGGTTGCAGATTTCGGTTTTCGTCATGGCTCAAATCTCATTGTGAAAAACCCCGCCGCCCCAATGAGCAAAGGACGACGGGGCGAGGATGTCACCAACCAAGCGACAAATTGACGGACTTAGGCGAGACTGTAAACAATCGTCCAGGTCTGCGAGTGCGACGCGCCGTTCGTGACGGTGCCCCAGGTGACATACACCCAGGCGTCATCCGTCAGCGTAACAGGCGTGATACCTGCCGCGCCCGACGTGGTCGCGAAGTTCTCGAAGCCAGCCGAGCCGCCGAGCACAAGGCCGGTGGAGTAGCCGTCAGCGTCGCCGGTCGCGTCGTCGTAGATGTAGCCAACGGTGCCCGTGCAGGCATCGCCAGGGTCGGTATGATCGACTTGGCACAGTTGCGGAATCACGCGAGCGCCTTTCGGCAGTCGCACGAGGTAGAGAGGGTCAGCGGTCGCAGCAGTGTATGCCGTCTTGCTGACTTGAATGACGTGCAGATTGCCGCCCGCCTGTTTTTGATTTGGGGCTTGGCTCATGTCGGACAGAGCGGCCAACTGAGCGGTTGCGAAGGTAGTGTAAACGGAAGCCATAACGGTTCAGGAATGAATTGTTTGAGTGAGTGAAAAGGGAAGTGGCGGGAGGTTTTGACGCCTCCCGCCGAGTTCAGATTATGACGGGCTTTCGTCCGCATAGACGCGAACGACACGGGGCGACTCGGTGCGGACAGCGCCGCAGCGATAGACGCCGCGAAGCTGTTTGCAGTGACGACGGCCGGGGAGCATGTCGATATGCGTGTTTCGACCGCCATCCGCGAACTTGATGCCGGACTTGGCCCAGGCAAAGCAGGTGCGAACGTCGGTTCCACTGTTCAGCGTCAGGCGCTCAGAGCGAATGAAGTTGAACCCGGCGAAGCGTTCGGCCTTGCCTTCAACGAGGGCCTTAACGCTGGCGTAATCCGCGCTCGTAACCTGGGTAAGCAGGAGCATGTCTTGCAACTGCTGAGCCGAGATCGCGAAATAGCGGTCGTCGTCGTCAATTTCGCCTTCATCGAGGATCTTCTTCGCCTGGAGAACCTTCGCAACGGTGATACCGCTGTTCGCCGTGGAACCGCTGGCGACGTAATCGACCGCCACCTGATAGGCGGTATCGAAAGCGTCGGTTGTGGTGCCGTCCTCGCCGATGTAGCGAGTAGCGTCAAAAGCGGAGATAATCACGTCATCCTTCGTGCGATTCGAGGCATTGACGAGGGACTGATTTTCCTCGCTGTCAGGAAGCGCGATGGTGCCGAGCTGCATTTCGTCGTCCTCGTCCCAGACAATGACGCGCTCGAATTTGCGCCGGTAGATCCAGTATTCGGAGCCGGTCGAGTCGCCGTCTGGAGTGTCGCCCTTGCGGGTCGTTACTTCAGTCATCGAGCCGTTGTCGAGCTGGTTGAACTTGCGACGCTTGCCGGTGATGGTGGTTTGAGTGACCGCCATGCCGAGGCGGGAATCTTTCTGCTGAGCTTTGAGTTCCCAATTTTTCGAGAACTCGGTTTCGTAGTAGGAGGTGAGTGCGGACATAGCCGTAATGGAGATTGTTGATTGCGAGATTGGCGATCACGAGTCCTGATTGCCGGGATTGTTGTCCTCTCGCGGGTATCTCCATAGGAAGGCCGCTACTGGTTTGAACGGGTGCCATCGCTGGCCGTTCTGACTCTGACGCCGATTTGATGGACTAGCGGGATGAATGTCAAATTAAAACT